TCTCCGCCATCGATAAAAAGTCTTTTGGCGATTTCACCTAGATTATTATAATTATTAAACGAATAAAGCATTTGCTTTTTTCCTTTTCTATTTATATATTCTAGAATGTTTTCACCTCTGACCAAACCGGTGGCGATATCTTCATTGGGAACTTTTCGTATAGAAGTAATGGATTTTAATAAATTTATATCCATTCCTAATGTACTTAAAGTCTCCATATATTCCCACGCCCCTGTTTTCGAATGCATGACTACGTCATCACCAATCATTGCATAAAATGATTTATCATTTTTTGCAAAATTAATGATAGCGTGGTGGGTTATAGTCATAGCAGCCCATGAGGACAAAAACCCCATAGGTTGACCTACAGCATAACTCACGCTTGTGTTTAGCGGTTTGACAAGAAAGCTCCTGTCAACCAATAAACTTCTCCAAAGTGATGCCAATCCTTTAGGCAATAATACATTTAGTATTTTTGTCTGTAAGGATACAGGCATTCGGTCTGTAGCGGCCTTGAGGTCGAGACATTCCAATGTTGAGTCATGAATTGGTTTCAACACACTTTGGCTCCAGATATCGGGAATACAAATAACTCTCGTTTTACCTCCTCCTTCGGGAAGGAAGTGTAAACGACCAGTTATGAGTAAACTCTTTATCTTGAGATGTTTACACATAGAATATGAATTTCGGAATAAAGAGCTCCAGATCTTAAAAGCTTTAACAGTGAAAACTGTTCTAGCTATTTCGAAAAGGAGTTTCCAAATTCCTGATTCATAGACAGCCATGCAATCCAGTAAACTCGTTTCCCCTAAAGCATTAGGGCCATTGGCACTAGCTTTTGGAGTTGCGAAAACTGGGTTATCGGATTGTATAAAAGGTACATGACGCACTTTTGGGGTTATCCACCCCTGAAAATGTGAAACAATATCTTCTTGTACAATGCGATGTTCATCAAATTGAGACATCTCATTCACTTGAGTTATAGTCTCAAGATTATAACTGACAGGTGCTTTTAACGATTTATAATAATTACAAATTGTTAGAAGTCCTTGTCTGAATTTGATGTCTTTCATGAGTTCAAGAAAAGTGTTGAATCTTATTCCCTTAATCAGGAAACAAGGCCAACCTTTTCGAGTACTAGTCCAAAAGGGTAAAACCGATTGGTCCAGTATAGCACTCTGATTCATACAACTTTGTTGCACGAACCGAAGTACTTCCTTATGAAAGATAATTGTTATCTCAACGCCATGTAAACTTATCATGGTATTAATGTTGGATATATAATTATTCACAATTTGATGAAGGAATTCATGATCTTTGTAGACTGAACAAAAATTCAGTTTGTAAATTTCAGATTTTCTATTTATTTTCATTTATTTTTATTATTTTATAAATGATCATAAAGATTCGCTTTCCCCCAACCGAAGCCAGGGTGCTGAAAACCACCACCAAG